GTCGTACTCGCTAAACTTATTATTAAACGTAGACATTTTTTTCTCCTGTTTTGTTATGTCTTTAAAAATGAGGCACCTGTAAACCCGTGCCTCCCTGCGGTTGCGGTCTCGGACTATGAACCCAAAAGCTCTGCAAAAGCCTGATCGACATTGCTGCTAGGAGCAGCACTTTGATACTTGTTGGTCTCTGTTGAGACATCTTCTGCATCTTCTTCACCCAATAGATACTCATCTAGCATCTGTTGAATCTCGCTTGGCGTCTTACGAGCGGACTCGAAAACGTCATCGAAGCTTGGGATTGAATCAAGCATAACAGCTGCCTTGTCAGCGTTCTCTGCCAACGGCGAAGACTTACGTCGTGGGACGATCGTCGTCTGAGGGAACTGAGCACCCGGCGGCTTGCCATAGTTGATTACCAAGTCAGTGCCTTGGTCAACATCTGTGATATCACCGTAGTCCGGATTAAGCACAAGGTTCAAAAGCTCCTTGTAGGCCGTCTTTCCAAAGCCCCAGATACGGACGCCTTCCTCTTCTTGGCCTCGAACGAGAACCGGCGAAAAGAAACGTTGACGTGCGCTAAGGTCCTTAGCCATCTTGACACTCTCGTCAGAACCCTCCTTGTACAGCTGACGTACAAAGTCATTGAGTGGATCATCCTCTCCAAAGTTCTTCTTCGGGCTCAAAAACCCAGGATTCTTTCCTAAGTTATAATGAAACCAAAACTCTTTGAACGGATCTCCGTCAGAAGTTGGTAGAATACGGATAACCGTCTCTCCATCATCTGGACGCCAGAAAGCGTTCTTCCCTCCGCGATTTTCTAAGGCATCGCGCTTCGCCTTCATTTTTGCTAAATCAATACTCATAGTATTTCTCCTTTTTGCTTTTAGCTATAGTACGACCAGCTAATATCCTGGTCGGCTCAATTAATAAAATAAGAACAAAATTTTAAGAGTCAAGGTTTTGTTCTTGAATTAGTGACGCATACTGGACGACATAAGCGTAGTTTTGTTCGTAATCCGTAGAATATATTGCGAAGCATGCGGTACATTTTTCCTCTGACTTGTCTTTAACGTAAGATCTTATCTTCTGGAGTAAATCTCTTTCCTCGTTTAGAGTTTTTTCTGTTACTCCAAAGAAATATTTTTTTAAGCGTGGCTTTTGCAGGTCATAGAAAATCTTCTCATCTAAATTGTTGAAAGCAACAACTCCAAATGTTGCGATTCTGCTGGTTTCTTTTGGGTCGGCCAGGGTCGAAAGAAGAGGCTCGGTGTTGTCAAACACATTTAGCATGTGATAGGTGCTTGAGATTATTGTGTTTAGGTTTTTCCAGTAGTCTACGATAGAAACATTATCTAATACCGACTCGGCAACCGCGTTTGAAACCACAAATAATCTAGATAACAAGTTTGACCTCGCATACTCCTGCAAAACACCAAAAACCATGTTCTCTCTTAGCACAACATCTTCGCGCGCTGTCGACATGTCAGGTCTGATATATAGCACAGTTAGCTTGTGGTCTTTTAATTGTTCCAAGAGTCTCAACAAGATTCCGCTTATATTTCCAGAACCAGTTGTTATCAAGGTCGTTTCACCTATGATGCTCTGTGTGTTAATTTGTTTGTAGGCGGCCTCGTAATCCTCGTGTGTCTCTTGCCGCTCCACTTTGAAAAAGTTTTCACGGCCTTCTTTGTCGGTGTCGATAAAATATGTTTTATACTGAGGGTATATTTCAAAATGTTTGGCCAGGCTGCAGCCGGCACCGCCTAAGCCTATTACATTCATAGTATTTTTTTCATACTCCCGAAGTCTTTACCTAGACTCAGGTTAACCTTGAGTTCGCCGAACGATGTTTTAGAAAACTCGTCCTTTAGTGCTTCGACCATATCTTTATCTTCTAAAGAAAGATCCAAGACAATACTATCATGGATACAAAAGCTTACAAAAGATTTTTTGTGGGCTAAGGCTTGGTCAACTTTCATAGCAGAAGNCAATAGCATATCGCTAGAAGTGCTTTGAATTAGATAGTTTACTGCTTTGTCCCTTGACACCTCTATCGTTCGGCCAAAGGGGGTGTGCACCTTGTCATCAAAGTAGTATTGCTCATATAGCTTGTCACGATCCAAGTGCTGATTTAGTTTTTTATTACGAGAATTAGGGTTGTAGAGCCAAGCAAATACCTTTTTCTTGACTTCTTCTCTGTTAAACTTATCTTCAAACACATTCTTGCCTAACCACGCATGCATGTCCTCTTCTGGCTGTTTTTCCCCCAAAAGACCCAGAAGGACGCGTAATTCGGCAGCATTAAAATCGAGTTCCATAAAGACATCGTTTTGTGGCTTAATACAACCCCTNAATCCTTTATTNAGTGTTAGGATCGGAAAACTNTTTTTGTTCGTGGTTAGACGACCTGTCACAGTGCCCCATGGGTTATAAGAAATTTTATCGCTGCAATCTTTTAATCTAGCGGCGCCGTCTTTTGGAGCATAATCAGATAACTTAAGGTCTAGATTAAGTGGCCTTTCCTCTATTCTCTTCAAAAAGAAAAGCAGGTTCTTAACAAACTCATAGTTTTTTGGTTTTTGGTAATTCTCAAAAACAAAACGAGTGATATCGTTTTTTGCCTCATAAAAGTCCAATAAAAACTTTTCAGGCACTAAGTCGTAAAAACATACATCTTGCAAATTTATTTTTGCGTTATAGAAGGTGCGCAAATATGTTTTGGCTTTTTCGTTAACTACGCTGAAACGTTGTTTAATGTGATCTGGGCAAACTTCTGACAGGCTTTTTCCGTCGCACCATATCTGCGCATATTCTATATTCTTATCTAACAGCTGTGAAGACGGAGCCCACGTGTGAGAAAGATTGTCGTTTTTGTAGTCGCTGTATAGCTGACCCTCACAAAATATTTTATAGCATTCTTGCTTGTTGTCTAAAAACTGAAATAACAATCTTTTCTCATTTAGTGTTTCCGGTACCGGTTATAGCATAGTTTACCGAAGAAGGTTCTAACACGATTTTCATCGCTTCGACTTTTCTTTGCTCGTATTCTTTCTCGGTTATCCCATGCCAATAGGCACCTTTACTAAGAAAGTTAGTAACCTCGTGACCCTTTGTCAAGTCATTTATGTGTTTTAGCGCTGTATCAATATCAAAAAGTCTGTACCGGGACACGACTTTTTTAGCATGCGAATCAAAAAAAGCTATATCTTGATTTTCTCCTGTCTCGGCTAAGCGGAGCTTAAGCAGAAGCTTGAGCCAGTACTCGTCTTCTTCTTTTGTTTCTAATATCATTGGCGGTGGCTCCCTGTCTTTTCTTTCGCTGGTCAGCTTAACTGCGTTGCAACGACCGGTGCTATCCGTAATATATTTTAATGACTCATACGTGTTAAACTGTAGATAAAAAGATTGATAAAGGGAGTAAAATTTATTTTTTAAATTTGAATATTCGTCTAAATAAGCTTTGCGATAATATGTTTCAAAAATGTTTTCATAGCTGACCGCGGACCGGTCCATATAAAGTTGCCCTCCCGTTAGGCGCCCTTCGTCTTTTTTGTCTTTCAGCCCGGAGGCTAGGTTGAACACCAGTCTCCATGGGGCGTTTTTGTCTACCATAAAACCAAATTTCTTTACCTCATTAACAAAAAAAGCAAAACTTTGATCATTTACATAATCTAGAATCCTAGCATTGTTTTGTAAACCATGGCTTTCCTCAGCTACTTCAATCATTAATCCAGACACAAAAGGAGAACAGTGCAGAGAGGTTATAAAACCAGTCTTCGTTATGGGAAAATATTCTGTTGTCCGGAGTGCAAACTTTAAAAACTCTTTTACGAACCCCTTGTAGTTTTTAATTTTCTCGCCTCTTCTATCAACTGATAAATATGAGTCAACAAATGTTGTATATAGCTTATTTAAATACTGGTTGTACCTGTACTCTAGATCACCATTTGACCAAGATTTAAATGCTCTAAGGTTTGTAGGGTATAGTCCATCTTTTGAGATAAAGCCACTGTTGGCTGCAGATCTTATGTTTTTTCTCAGATCTGAAAAAGCGTTGCAGACAAAGTCGACGGCGAGTTGTGTTTCCGCTGATCCTCCATGAAGCGCTTTGAGGTTGCTATCGTCTAAATAAACCGCATCGCCGTCCTTATCTATCCTGCCGTATAGAAGATGCTTCTTGTGTAAATCAAATGTTTTCACTCCAGGAAATTGCGGGAACATATCATTTAAGTTTTGTTTTGAGTTAAAAGCTGATTCAACAATGTTTTGTGCCATTTTATCTTACTCCAAATATTCCGAGTTGTGTACCGTTGATGGTTGTTTCGTAATCCTCTGATGTTACAGTGGTAGTGACCGTGTTTACACTATGATAGCCTCCTAAAAACATTCTGTTTGCCAATGAACTAGGGTCCTCTAAGCGGCCTAGGCCAGTCAAAGTTGGATTAACGTAATAGAACATCCCTGGTATAAAAAGCGGATTGCCAACAAGAACTAGGTCTGTGTTGAAAGGAATTCGCAATTGCTGCAGCGAATCATTTTTTTCAATCGCTTGATAAATAAGAATGTTTTTCAAAGGCCGGATCATGTTTTT